AGTACGTAAATATCGGGATGAGTATATGACAGATCGTAATCGCAGAGGCTACTACAAAGTTGCAGAAGTATTTGTACCTCTAATGAGAAAGTCTCCTACATTTAAGTGGGTTATTACAAAAACATTTGCAGACCCTCTTGTATCTTATGGTAAATACCATTATAATGAAAAGAAAGTGGGTGTTGTATTTACACCAGTTAAAAACTTCTGGATGAAACTATTTGATATAGTAGGTGGAGATACTAAGTTTATTCGTGAGAACGGTGAAACTGTATAATAACTATAAGGCTACCCGGCAGTAATGCTGGCCCCAACATAAAAGGACTAAAACTATGCCAGAACTAACAGCGGTGGAGACACCTAAGAATGCAGGATTTGTACAGCCTAAAGGTGGATCACGGGCTAACAAGAAACGAATAGAGCAAGATGAAGCTGAACTAAAAGCTTTGATGGAAGCAGGACCAGATGGGCAACAGGAATCCAATGGCGAGGGATCTGCGACAACCCAAGTACAAACAGAGGGTAGTTCCCAACAAAAAGAAGCCAACTCTGAAGCTGAAGCACAAGAAGAAAACTTAAGTGGTGAGGAGCGTACTTATAAGAAACGCTACAGCGACTTACGTAATCACCTTAACAAACAAGCTGAAGAGTTAAAGGCTATCAAAGAGCAGCTAGGTAAAGCACAAGAGAATGGTACTGTGCGTCCACCTACGAGTGATGAGAGTATTGATGCGTGGGCTAAGAAGTATCCTGAGATTGCTGGCATTGTAGAAACAATTGCTGAGAAGAAAGCTCAAGAGAAGTTCAGCCACGCTGATGAGCGCCTACAGCAGATTGATAAGATGAATGCTGATGCCCATCGCCTCAAAGCTGAGAATGAGATCCGCACTATGCACACAGACTTTGATGATCTACGTGGTAGTGATGCATTTCATGACTGGGCTGGCGAACAACCTAAGTGGGTGCAGGATGCTCTATATGAGAACCAAGATGACCCTAAATCAGTTATACGAGTTATTGATCTATATAAGGTTGATAACGGAATGGACGTTAAAGGTAAGAGGCGTAAGACTAAAGACGCAGCCTCTGCAGTTGTAACTAAGCGTACAACTAAACCTGACAGTGATAACCCAGCAGGACATATTCGTGAGTCACAAGTGCAGAACATGTCTACACAAGAATACGAAGCAAACTCAGACGCTATCATGGAAGCTATACGTAGCGGTAAATTTATTTATGATATTTCTGGCGGCGCACGTTAAAAAGGTATTGACAACGCATAGATATGTGTTATAACTATGTATGTTAATTAAGGAATGTTAAGCCCTATAAAAGTAGCTACCTTAGCATTCCTACTACTACTGAGCAGAAAACTACTAAGATAAGACTTACCTGATCAAGTATAGGCCCGATAGTTCCAACGTAGGCCAACTGAGGAACAAATCGCACCCTAGAAAGAGAAGCCTCTTACGCAGTGTTTAAGCTTACTTAATCATAAGCCTAACATCTATGGAGGATATTAACATGGCTTTCGCATCAGCATCAGGCTACACAAACTTGCCAAATGGCAATTTTAGTCCTGTAATCTACTCGAAGCAGGTACAGCTTGCTTTCCGTAAATCCACAGTATGTGGTGACATTACTAACTCTGATTATTTCGGTGAGATCTCTGGACAGGGTGACACCGTTAAAATCATTAAAGAACCTGAAATTTCAGTAAGTGCCTACACTCGTGGCGAAACTGTCGCAGCACAAGATTTGGCTGATGCAGATTTCTCGTTGGTTGTAGATAAAAGTAACTACTTTGCGTTCAAAATGGACGATATCGAAGAAGCGCACTCCCATGTAAATTTCATGAGTCTTGCAACCAACCGTGCAGCTTATCGTTTGGCTGACCAGTATGACCAAGAAGTTCTTGGTTACTTGTCTGGCTATAAGCAGTCTGCATTACACGCTAATGCAAATACTGTAAACAACGTTGTAAACGGTACTAAAGCAAACACTGCTGCTGGTTCAGATGAACTGCTTGCAGCCAACAAACTGAAGAAAGGTGACTTCGGCAACATCACTACTACAAGTGCTGCTGATCACTCAATCCCAGTTGCTGCTCGTTTGCCTGGTGCTACTGCACTGCCAACTGCAACTGTTTCACCGGCTATGCTGGTATCACGTATGGCCCGTTTATTGGATCAACAGCAAGTAGACTCACAAGGGCGCTGGCTGGTAATTGACCCAATCATGATGGAAGTCCTTCGTGACGAAGACAGTCGCTTGTTGAATGCTGACTTCGGTGGCTCAGGTCTACAGAATGGCATGGTCTTGAATAACTTCCACGGCTTCCGTGTATACACTTCAAGCAACCTACCAGCCGTAGGTACTGGCGCTGGCACAACAGGTACAGCTAACCAGAACACTAACTATGGTGTGATTGTCGCTGGACATGACTCAGCCGTTGCAACTGCAGAGCAGATCAACAAGACTGAATCTTACCGTGATCCAGATTCATTCGCTGACATCGTTCGTGGTATGCATCTATACGGTCGCAAGATCTTGCGTCCAGAAGCATTGGTTACAGCTAAGTATAACTTGGCTTAAGTCAAAACTAAGGGGCTGCTTTCGAGTGGCCCCTTTAGGCTATCTAGGAGTTAACTAATGGCCGGTATTAACTTTAGGACAGCAAGCAAGTTTGCTACGATTACAGGTAACTCTGCTAGTACGACTAGTAGTCCTAATAATGC